CATAAGTACAGATGCCACTAAAGACCAAGATAAGGGTTTTAAAACTCTTCTCGAGGAATCTAAGGGTCATCCAACTTACTGTTTTGACCTTTCAGCAGCGTCAGATCGTATTCCTGCAGTTATGCAGAAATATCGGTTAGAACTGATGAAAGACAAAACCCTAGCTGATAGTTGGCACACAGTAATGACGCAGAGGGATTTTAGCGTTAAAGCCATTAATACGAAAGTTAGATGGAAGGTAGGACAGCCGTTAGGCCTACTATCTTCATTTCCATCTTTTGCATTATGGCACCACGACATTGTTCAGTTATCGGCAAATTGGGAGAATTATCACAAAGGGAAACCTTTGAGATTCTTCAAACAATACCGATTACTGGGTGATGACGTTGTGATATTTAACACTAAAGTAGCACGACGATACCAATGGTTACTTGAACAGCTTGGCCTTACGGTCAATATGTCTAAGTCAGTCATTGGTGATAAAACAAAATCCCAGATAGAGTTTACCAAAAGGTTAGCTCTACGAGGAACAGAAATGTCTTCTATTAAACATAATATATTGTCAAAGAATGATAAGCTTAGCTTATTAGACCTTGTCGAATTATTACGTGAAAGAGATTACATTTCAACGGATACAGGCCATCACGGTTTGTCTTCGATCCTTAAATCTGAGGATCTAGTACGCCTTGACTTTATGTTGTGGTTAAGAGTTTCTAATACGCCCGTTCTTAAATTTTATAATAAGGACGGTAACGTATTCTTGGAACTCAATCGTGAAGATGTTATGCAACGCATAACAACTAAGCGGACCGCATCAATAATAGAAAAGGCTATGTCTATTCAATCACTTGATATGGAGAGGGAATTCCCTAACCTTGTCAAAGGATTTGAAGACATAGGCGTGCCTTGTGATAGTAAGACCTTGGCAGATAGAAGTATAGGGGACCTAAGTGGTTCCCATCCTACTGTGCTGGCTCTAACTCAAACATCACGTGAATTACAATTCCTAATGTTCACAGTTTTGGATGATTTAGAACCAAATACTGTTTCCCCGGTTGAATATTTACCAGTAGTATCATCGAAAAGTTACTTTAGTGACCGAAAGGCCATTAATAGATACTTTTCTAAGATATTACTAGAGTCTCTCTCAGAGGCTCGACATGAATATAATCAAGCTGAAGAGAAACATTCTGTAACCTAAAAGGTTACACCGGGAAATAATAGGTGTAATAATATAACTTATATTGAGCTATAACAAGCAGTCAACCCACGAAAGTGG